AAGAAGATAAACTTAAAGTACAATGGAGTAATTCAGTTACAGAAAGAGTTTTTGCCAAAGTTTCTTCTAAACAGAAATAAGGAAAGAATATGCATATAAAAGACTTTACAAAAAACCCTTTACATGGTAATGATAAAGGCTTACCATATGATGTAGTAGAAGATACTCTATGCTATATGCGTAATGATCCTATGTTTTATCGTAAGCATTATTATCCTGCTATAGCTAAACTAGCTGATCATCACCGGGCAGGGAAAAAATTCGATCCCGCATCCCTTCTTTCACCTATGATTGAAAAAGGATGTGATGCTTATTGCCGAAAATATAATATTGCACGTTCGCCTGAAGAAATTTTTAGTAATGACGATAGAAATAATATACTAGAAAAAATACAAACAGAAGAAACAGAGCAAATTAACAAAGGCGAATATAAGTGAAAATTTTTGAAGTAGCAGAAGTTAAAAAAAAAGCAGCATTTGCCTTAGGAAGATTAAATCCTGCAACAATAGGTCACGAACTTTTAGTAGATGCTATTAAAATTATACCAGGTGATTCTTTTCTTTTTTTAACAGATCGTGCTCCAAAACTTCCAAATGACCCACTTACTCCAAAAGAAAAATTAGATTGGGCTCGAAAGAGCTTTGATGGTATTGCAATTGGGCTTGCTAAAACTGTATTAACTGCGGCTGATCGTTTATATAAAATGGGTTACACCGAAGTAACATTCTTAGAAGGCGAACCTAAACTTCTTAAATTATTACAAGACTATAACGGTGTAGAAAAACCTATGCATAATTATAATTTTGATAAAATTAATTATAAACAATTAACCCGTGATCCTGAAGCAGCAGGTGCTACAGCTATGAGTGGTACTAAATTACGTGGTTATGTAACTAATAATGATCTTAACGGGTTTAAATCAGGAGTTACACAATTAGCACAATCCTATGCTGATGAAATGTTTAAAAAGTTACAAAGTGCAATGGGAGTTGATTCAGTTGATTCACCAGAACCTGAATTTTCAGATGCAGCTAAAAAAGGAATGGCTGACTTTAAAGCAAAACAAGAACGAGCAAAACAAAAGAAATATGCTAAAGCCGGACTTGACCAATATGGAAGAAGTAAACAAAATACATTTGGTTATGGTTCATATGGTGCTAAACAATTTGCAGACTCTATAGAAGAAAGTTCTCGTTCTCGAGCTAAACAAGCATGTAGACGCAAAGGCGGAGTTATTAACAGTTTAGGCCAATGTATAATGCCTAAAGTTAAAGAAGAAAAACTAAACGAAGTTCTTCCTGCCGCACTAATAGTTCCAATAGCTCTTGTATCATTAGCTATAACACTTTATGGAACTGTAAACAAAATTATGGATAGTGCAGAAAAAGCAGAAGCACTTATTAAAGACAGTGAAGCAATAAAAACGGCTGTTGCAAATAATGAAGAAACATTTTATTCTAATATGTTCGGTGGTAAAGTAAAAATTGTAAATGGCGAAGTTGTTCCTCTAGAGAGAAATAAAGAGGTTAACTAAATGGACATTGCAACTCTACAGCGTTTAGCTGGCATACATGAATTTAAAGGTTATACAGAATATACTGTAGAAAATATGAGCCAAACAGCTACAGAACTTAAAAAAAAAGAACGTGAACTAAACATAAAGCCGGGAGATAAAGAATGGTTTGAACTTTGGTTTTCTAAACCTTACATGACCGGTCATACATTTAGAGGAAGGAAAAAAGGATGAGTAAAACTACAAAAAAAGGTGGGTGGAAAATGAAAGAGCATAAACCTTGGAAGGGGCCTACTAAATTCAAAACAGCCAAGCCTAAGGTATGGAAGAAGCCGCCAAAAAGAGAATCTACTACCGACTAGGGGTGAAGCCGGATGAGATGGACAGAATTTAAAAAAATCACTGAAGATGGCAGAATTATAAAAGGTGTTAATACTACTTCTGATGTAGGCCCTAATGAAATTGCAATACAGGCTGCTAAATTTGGTAACAAAGTAGATAAAGACGGACGACCTCCTACATTATCTCGTAAAGTACGAGGCAAATCTACAAATGTTCTATTTAATTTAGGATTAGCAGAGGGCATTGAAGATAACCTAGGTGAAATTGCACAATCTACTGAAATCTATATAGATATGGACGGTGTACTTGCCGACTTTTTTGGAGCATGGGCACAGCTAATGGATGTAGCACATTGGGCTGATATAAACAACAAGGATAGTTTTGCAGGTGGTTTGGAAAAAATTCGTAATTCAGATGATTTTTGGTTAGAATTACCATTACTGCCTCAAGCAAACCAACTTCTAACTTTAGTTAGAAATGTAAAGGGAGAATATAATATTTGTTCTTCTCCTTTAGCAGATGATCCTAATTCAGAACCTCATAAACGTGAATGGATAAAGAAAAATTTATCTTTCTTTCCTCCTAAAAATATATATATTACTCACGATAAAGAACAATTTGCCACTCAAGAAGACGGCACTCCTAATATATTAATAGATGATTTTGGAAAAAATATTAAAAAATGGGAAGATGCAGGTGGGTATGGATTTAAATATAATGATCATAAATTTGAACGTACAGCAACACAAATTAAGCAACACATGCAGGAACCAGTTGAAGAAAAGGCTCCACCCGGTCGCGAAAAACAAGTAAAAGCATTAAAAGGTAAAGTAGATAACCCCTATGCAGTAGCTTGGGCATCTTATAATAAATCTAAAAAGAAAAAAGCAGGATAATAAAATGAAAATTAAAGAAATAATTCAAGAAACCACAGCAGGCGCCACTTCGTCTATCGGGGTTGCTACTGTAGCAAATGCAGGTTTTGTAGGAACTTCTAAAAGCAAAAATAAAAAAAGAAAAGGCATTGCAAAAAATGCACTAGATACAAATGCTTCTCTTTTTGGTGGTAAAACAATTAAGCGAAATTCTTAATAACGATAAATATATTTAACAGATTAAATTAGAGGTACTATTAATGAGAAAATATGAATTAGAAGAAAATTTAGCAGATTTAGCACATATCGCAGAACAAGATCATGAAGTACAACTAGCTCGAGCTGAACTTTATAAACTAGCAAAATATTCAATTAAATTACACGAAATGTTAAAATCTGTATCAGAAGAAACTGGTTTAGAAGGTTGGGTACAAGCAAAAATTACTAAAGCTGCTGATTATATTTCTTCTGTTTATCATCATTTAGACTATGACACAAAATTTGCAGAAAGCAAAGAAGTAGTTTCTGAAGGTTTTAGTGATTCAGAAGATGTTGCTAATGCAATTAAAACTGAATTAGATGACTTAGGCGTTGTTAAAGTAAAAAGAGCAGAAGTACAAAGTTGGATAGACGATAATAGTCAAGATTCTCATAAAACTAATACAGACGAAATTATTGACGAACTTAAAAAAGCAGGTATTGTAATTTCAGATGGTACATTTGGTACTAAAAACGAAGAGCCCGGGAAAGAATGGTTCTTTTTAACAAATGATGAAAGTATCTATATGAAAGATACTCATGGATTATCATTAGATCAAGCAAAAGAAGAAAAAGAAACATTTATTAGTAATGCAAAAGAAAAAGATGCCTGGAAAGGTTATTATCACATGCTATCACCTTATTGGGTAGATGCTAATAATATGCAACCCCCCGAAGGAATTGAATCTCTTACAAAAACAATTAAAGTTATGAATTCAATGGACGATCCTGCAAGCGAAAATGGTTACAAATATTATCCCGAATCTCATAAAGGTCACTTATTAATGGGTGGGAAAATTGCTGCAATTTACGGAGACGAAAACTTATTTAATTAAGGGAATATAATGCGGTTAAAAGAACTTAATACTGATCATGACGAACCTCGAGCAAGTTTAGGAGATGCTCCTTATGCCGTAGGCTGGAGTGGACAATCTCATGAATGGTATGGCGATTTAGAAAATCCTGGAGAAGAAGGTAAAGGTCGCTACAAACCAAAAGGTGATGGTGGCCGTATAGTAGCAATTAATGTACCCGATTATGCTACAGCACAAAAAATAGAAAAGAAACTAGACGATAGTTATAATGCTGGTAAATTTATAGATGGAAACTCTGTACATGGCGGAATGGGTGATGGATATTATGTTGATTACCACAGTGCATGGATTCGTCCTATGCACGAAATGGATGACGAAATGTGGAGATTGAAATACGACAAACCTAAAGATTTTGGAGCAGATGAAACTAATATAGACGATGCAATTAAATTAGCAACTTCTATGGGTGGAGAAATGACAAATGCTACAAAGTTAATTAGTAAAAAATATGGTGACGAAGTTCTTCAAAATCCTAAAGTGCAAGCTGCACTTCAACATGCTAACGAAAATATTCAAACAGAAAAACAAAAAGCAGGTCCTGCAGGCCAACTTAAAGGTAAAGACGTTATTAAAAAACAAAAAGCAGGTACTACCAAAAATCCAACACGAGATTTACTTGTAGGTGAAGTTGACACTGATGAAGGTCTTAAAATTGTACGCCGGGACCAACCTGCAGCTAATCGTGGCGCAGGTCCCGATCCGGCGTCAGTTGATAGTGCTACGATCGCCCATCTGTCGAGACGAGTAAGCAAAATAGAAAGAGCTATGAAATCTATTGGTGAAAGTAAAATAAGTCGAGCTTATTTTAAAGAATTAGAAAATAAATTAACAGAAATAAAAGAAGAATTAAAAATACGTGAAGGTGATAACATCTATCACGACTGTGCTAAATCATTCACACATAAAGTATATGGGGAATGCAGTGTTATTCCTGGAGAACATACTTTACTTGAAAATGGTACTGTAACACATTATGATGCAACATTTACTAGCTGTGGTAATACATATAAAGTAGGAAACGTTGCAGTTGAAAATATACATAATGTAATTTCAGAATACCACGCACATAAAAAGAAAAAGTCCAAAAAAAAAGTAAAAGAAGCTGATCAGAATCCTGACAAGGACTGGATTCAGAAGCACGGTGATGTAAATATTGATACTAGTCTAACGGGTATTGACGCGGATGTTGAAGGAAGTCCTTTATCTAAAGATGTCTCTGACGAAGTAAAAAGTTCTTTAGATTGGATGAACAAACCCGAATTAATGGCGAAACATGAACTGAATCAAAAAATAAAAGACGTTAACCATTTAACAAAACAATTTGATCAACTTGAATGGTACAAAATGATTCAATATGTTAATCGAGAAAAATATAAAAAACTATATAGTGACAACAATGAAGAAGACAGAACAAAAAGAATTAGAAGTGCTACACTGAGAGCATATAATATAGTAGGTCCCAAGACTAGAAATATTTCAATTGCTTCGTATTCTTTAGCTGCACATAGATATGCAGGATTTAAACATAGACTAGGACCTGGCGAAAACAGCTGGGATGGCATGTATAAAGTTCTCGTAGGTATCTTAAAAGATGCAAATACTTATTTTCAAAATCCTGAAAATAAATTAATCCAAAAGGGTAAAGAAGATAGTGCACCAGAAGAACGTAAAGAAATAGAGTTTCGAAAAACAGCTGGAAGTTGGGTTCAAACTGATAAGGACACATTGAACCAGAGCCAAGTTGGAGAATATGTTAAAGCTCTAGACGGCGCATTAAAAGAAAAAGATAATGTATTATGGAATTATATTCACTTATACTGGGCAGAGGGCCAGACGACGGCCGACAAGGAAAAACTAAAAAATCACCCAGGGAAGGTAAACCTAGATCTTCTTAAATCCAAAATAAGGAAGATGTATGTTGCAGATGGTGTTTGGAAAAAAACAGATATAGATAGAGCTTTTATAACATTTTTAGGTGTTATGTACAAACATCCAAGTTATATCAAGTGGCTCGAAGCAAATAACTAACACATAGTTAAACATCTCATAAAAAGACTTGACTTTCTTCGCAAAATCACTTATACTAATAAAGTAATACAGACCTGAAAGGGAGAAAATACTTATGAGTGACCGTGTTTACGGAGTAGAAGAAAAAGCAAAATTGGGGCGCCTTGTAAATGAAGGTGTAACAGTACTACAGGAAATTGAAGATCTTAATACAGGCTTAAAAGAAACTGTTAAAGCAGTAGCTGAAGAATTAGAGCTAAAACCAGGCCTTATTAATAAAGTAATTAAAATTGCCCAAAAAGCAGATTGGCATGCACACGCTGAAGCATTTGACGATTTGGAAACACTAGTTGTCACGCTTGGCAAGGATAAATGATAACCAATGTTAGGAATTTTTGGAAAGAAAGTTTTCGTTTAAGTCCTACAGCATTTTATTGTGAATTATTAGAAGCAACTCTTCTTATTTCTGCAAGTGCAATTTTAACATTTACAATCTTAAGCCCTGCTACAAAAATTTTTATACCAATGTATTTTATTGGATCTATACTAGGGGTAGTCAGTGCTATTATTAGAAAGGCTGCATTCGTAATTGTATTATGCTCGTGGTTTATTATAATGAATTTTATCGCTTTAATTAAACTCTTTATATTATAGGAATATATATTATTAATGAGTTATGCTGACGCATATTTTGACAGAGACTCTGATATAATTAGAGTTGTCGAACGTAAAGAAGGTAAGCGGCGTTTTACAGAATATCCTGTAAAATATACCTTTTACTATGAAGACCCTAAAGGCAAATATAAAAGTGTCTATGGAGATCCACTAAGTCGAATAGTATGTAAGAATACAAAAACGTTTCGAAAAGAAGTTGCAATTAATAATTCAAAAAAATTATTTGAATCAGATATTAATCCTATTTTTCAATGTTTAAGTGAAAATTATTTAAACCACGAAGCACCAAAACTTAATATTGCCTTTTTTGATATTGAAACAGATTATGATCCTGAGAGGGGATTTGCAGATCCAAGTGATCCTTTTATGCCCATAACTGCTATTAGTGTACACCTTCAATGGTTAAATACTCTTGTTACACTTGCTGTTCCTCCTAAAAAACTTACAATAGACGAAGCACAAAAACAAGTAAAAGAATTTGACAATACATTACTATTTGAAAAAGAAGAAGAAATGCTCGAAGCATTTCTTAACTTAATCGAAGATTCGGATCTTTTAACTGGGTGGAACTCGGAAGGTTATGATATTCCTTATACCGTAAATAGAGTTTCACGTGTATTAAGCAAAGACGACACTCGACGATTTTGTTTATGGGGTCAGCTTCCTAAAAAACGAGAATATGAAAAATATGGAAGAGAAGTTTTTACTTATGACTTAGTGGGTAGAGTACATTTAGATAGTTTAGAATTATACCGTAAATATACATATGAAGAACGGCATTCTTATAGACTAGATGCAATAGGTGAAACCGAAATAGGAGAAACTAAAACAGTTTATGAAGGTACATTAGACCAACTTTATAATAATGACTTTAGAACATTTATAGAATATAATAGACAAGATGTTTCTCTATTAGACAAACTAGATAAAAAATTAAAATTTATTGATTTATCAAACGAACTTGCTCACGCAAATACTGTTTTATTACAAACTACAATGGGTGCTGTTGCTGTAACAGAACAGGCAATTATTAATGAAGCACACCACAGGGGTTTACAAGTACCTAATAGACCAAAACGAGATAAAGAAAATACAGGAGCAGCTGGTGCTTATGTAGCATTTCCTAAAAAAGGATTGCATAAATGGATAGGGTCAATGGATTTAAATTCATTGTATCCTAGTGTAATCCGTGCATTAAATATGGCTCCTGAAACAATCATAGGACAATTACGTCCTGACTTAACAGATGATATGGTGCAAACTGCAACTACTCTTGAAAAAAAATCATTTGCTGGAGCGTGGGAAGGGAGGTTTGGTACATTAGAATATGATGCTGTTATGGAAAAACGTAAAGATATTCCTCTTACCATAGACTGGGAAGAAGGACATTCTGAAGTAGTAAGTGGTGCAGAAGTTTATAATCTTATTTTTAATTCACAAAATCCTTGGATGTTAAGTTCTAATGGTACTATTTTTACTACAGAATTTGAGGGAATAATACCTGGTATTTTAAAACGTTGGCATGCTGAACGTAAAGAATTGCAAGAAATGTTAAAAAAAGCAAAAGATGCAAATAATAGTACAGAAATTATATTTTGGGATAAACGCCAACTAGTTAAAAAAATTAATTTAAATTCATTATACGGTGCTATTCTTAATCCTGGTTGTAGATTTTTTGATAAACGTATTGGACAATCAACTACATTAAGCGGTAGAACAATTGTTAAACACATGAGTGCTGAAGTTAATAAAGTTATTACAGGAGAATATAATCATGTAGGCGAAGCAGTTATTTACGGTGATACTGATTCAGTTTATTTTTCAGCATATCCGATATTGAAAAACGACATTGAATCAGGAAAAATACCTTGGTCGAAAGAAAATGTTATTACTCTTTACGACCAAGTAGCAGAAGCTGCAAACTCTACATTTCTTAACTTTATGTCTAAAGCATTTCATTGTCCAAAAAGTCGCGCTGATGTTATTAAAGCAGGTAGAGAAATTGTTGCACAATCAGGATTATATATTACTAAAAAACGTTATGCGGCATTAGTATATGATATTGAAGGATTTCGAAATGATTCAGAAGGAAGTTTGGGAAAAGTAAAAGCAATGGGGTTGGATTTAAGAAGGTCCGATACTCCTGTTTTTATGCAAGAATTTTTAAGTGAACTTTTATTAATGGTACTAACTGAAGCTGAAGAAAAAGATATATTAGAACGTATAACAGTATTTCGTAAAGAATTTGAAGGAAGACCTGGTTGGGAGAAAGGTTCTCCCAAACGTGCAAATAAAATAGGGCACTATCGTCGATTAGAAGAAAAACAAGGCAAAGCAAATATGCCTGGTCATGTTCGAGCGAGTATTAATTGGAATACTTTAAAACGTATGAATGGTGATAAATATTCTCAAGAAATAACTGATGGAATGAAAGTTATCGTTTGTAAATTAAAAACCAATCCTCTAGGATATACAAGTGTAGCATATCCAACAGACGAATTACACATACCAAACTGGTTTAAAGAATTACCATTTGACGGTGGCGCAATGGCTGAAACTATTATTGATAATAAATTAGACAATTTAATTGGGGTACTAAATTATAATCTAGAAGATACCAAACAACACAATACATTTGCAAGTTTATTTGAATTTGGAGAATAAAAAATCCTTGACAAACAAAGACTTATACATTATAATATAATAACTAAAGGAGAGAACAGGCATGAAAGACATTTTACAAGACATAGTAACACACACTCATTCACTAGGCTTTTTAGAATTAATTAAAATTTCATCAGAAAATGAAACCACAACTATAGACTCAATGGCTGAAGATCGCTCAGTTATACTTACAGCAACAACACATCAAAGTGTATCTGAATTTACAAATACATTTGGTATGCCAAATTTAGATAAATTATCATTACATTTAAAAAATCCAGAATACAAAGAATCAGCTAAAATTAATGTAGTTGAAGCTGAACGTAACGGCGAAACTATTCCTACTCATATTCATTTTGAAAATAGTGCAGGCGATTTTGAAAACGATTATCGTTTTATGAATAAAGCAATTATAGATGAAAAACTTAAAACTGTAAAATTTAAAGGCGCTAAATGGGATGTTACATTTTCACCTACAGTAGCATCAATACAACGTATGAAATTAATGAGTGCGGCACACGCTGAAGAACCTACTTTTACTGTAAAAACCCAAAACAATAATTTAGTATTTTACTTTGGTGATGCTAGTACACATGCTGGTTCATTTGTGTTTCAACATGAAATAAGTGGCGAACTTAAACACTCATGGAGTTGGCCTATTGCACAAGTCCAAGCCATACTCAATTTAGATGGTGATATTACTATGAGTATTTCTGATCAAGGTGCTATGCAAATTAGTGTAGATAGTGGATTAGCTAACTATGATTATATTCTACCCGCTCAAAGTAAATAAATCTAGCGACAGTTACGTTGAATAAAAATTTAACAATAGAACAAAACGACTACGCTATTTTTCTACCTGCTATAAGTGGTTTCTTTGCTACTTATATAGGAAAGCAACGATATGACGAATACGTAGAAACGTCCCGGATACCATCAAACTTTCCAAACAATATAGAAAGTATGAATTGGCTAAATCCTCAAAAAGGTTTATTCAACTATCATTGGTCATTGTACAGTGCAGGACACGCTGAACTAAATGTAAATAAGCATTCTCCTAAAGAAGATATGGTACGGAATAGAGATCGCAATAACAGTTGGATACTAGGAGATTCGGGAGGTTTCCAAATTGGTAAAGGCGTATGGGAAGGTGATTGGAAAGATCCTAATTGTCCTAAAGCTAAAAAGAAACGAGAACAAGTTCTAACGTGGCTTGATGCGTATGCTGATTACGGTATGATACTTGATATACCTGCTTGGGTATCACGTTCACCAGCTGGGCAAAAAGCTACAGGTATTACAACATACCAAGAAGCTGTAAATGCCACACGCATTAATAACGAATACTTTATGAAAAACAAGTCTGGTGCTTGTAAATTCTTAAATGTATTACAAGGTGAAAATCATACTGATGCTGAAGATTGGTATCAGCAAATGAAAGACTATTGTGATCCTAAAAAATATACAGATCACTTTAATGGGTGGTCGATGGGTGGTCAAAATATGTGTGATATACACCTAGTATTAAAAAGACTTGTGGCATTACGTTTTGATGGACTATTAGAAAAAGGTTTACATGACTATATGCACTTTTTAGGTACATCTAAACTTGAATGGGCAGTATTACTAACTGACATACAACGAGCAATTCGTAAATATCATAACAATAACTTCACAATAACATATGATTGTGCAAGTCCGTTCTTAGCAACTGCAAATGGACAAGTTTATATTCAAACAGAAACAGAAGATAGAGCTAAATGGGTATATCGAATGGTTCCAAGTATCGATGATAAAAAGTATGCTACAGATAATCGTTTATTTAAAGATGCAGTATTACAAGACGGTATATTTAAAAACTTTGAAAATTCTCCTATAACAGACGGATTAAAAGTTTCAGATATTTGTTGTTATAAGCCCGGTGATCTAAATAAAATAGGTAAAGAAGGCAAAACTAGTTGGGATTCTTTTAGTTATGCAATTCAAATGGGACATAATGTTTGGCATCATATTAATGCAGTACAAGAAGCAAACAGACAATATGATAATAATATAATTCCAAAAATGCTAGTAGATGAAAGATTTAATAGAATTTATTTTAAAGATGTGATAGAAGCAATTTTTATGACAGACAATCGAGATACTGCTAATGCTATTATAAAAGAATTTGATAAATTTTGGACTTCTATTATTGGAACTAGAGGATTAACGGGAAAACGGTCTATTAATGCAAGTGCCATGTTTAATTCATTATTTGAAATAGAAGATAATACTAAAATAAATGATCTCGACGAAGAAGATTTTTCTGAAGAACAAGAACATATGTTAGAAGTATTAGAAGAAGAACAACTTTAATGACAACCTTTTTTGTAGAATTTGAAGAAAACAATAATAAACTTGTTTTAGAATTTATTGTTTACGAAACTCCAATAGGAGTTAAATGGGCTGAAGAGCTTAAAGCTCAGCTTCTACGCACAGAAGAACTTTTCGAAAATGATAGATTATATAATTTTGGAAATAATTGGCCAACAGAAAAAATTGTTTCTAAACTTAATAATTGTATACAATCTATCAACGAATGGAAGGAATTTATTCCATATAAACTAGATATTCCAGTAAATCAAGAAATACTTAATCAACTACACAAATATTTTGAAGACATGCGTGGTGGAGTGCTCTCCCCAGGGGAATTTTGGAATGAGGCTCCAAAAAATATAAAAAAATGTATTTCAGACTACAATGTATTAATACATCGACTAGAAGATAAACAAAATAATTTAATAGCAAGACCGAGAATAGTTATTACATTTAAAAGTCGACCTAGGCATTTACTAAATGATAATGATTTTGATTACTTTTCTAAAAATATTAATTTTGGAGAAGTTTATGTAAATTATTGTGAAGTAGGAAAACCATTATGGGATGTCTTTAAAGACGATGATAATATAGTAGGTGAACATAATATTAGACCATTAAAATATTATTCATCAGATATGTCTATATATTTTACTACAGGATCAATGAATTCTAAAATGCATTTATTTGATCAATGGTGGCACAGAAATGAAAATTTTCTTAACTCTTTAGGCTTTTACAAAGGCGATAAAAAACTTGCTATAGGTCTTCTTCCGGTTGCTAAACTGGTGAAAGACCCTACATTTAATAATCAATACTACATTGATGAAATTTCAAAATATAATACAATTTCCAAAGTGAGGATAAAAAATGACTAATTTTGAAAATCGAAAAAATGAACTGCAATATCAAATAATTAACCTAGAAAAAATACATAGAGAACTTGACAATTTTATAGAATCTTGCTATAATAATAGTTATATAGATGATAATATTCGTAAAATGAAAATTACTAAACTTCGATTAAAAGATGAAATTTGTAGAATCAATGAAAAACTGTTGCAACTGGAATTAGAATGAAACGAGACTATTTTACAGGTAAACATGATGATGTGATCTTTTTCACAGGCGTCGAAGTAGAAAAAACTCCTGCATATGATCTTGATACACTATTTGTTGTGGGAGCCCAACCTATAAGTGATATTTTAGAACAAATTGAAAAGGGTTACACAACACACATTTATCTTGGAGCTAACCAAAGTTTCCATATAGATATATCTCAAAATCATCAAGGAGAAATTAAATTATGGTCTGATATTATATTTAAATTACTTGATAAAGGATATTGGGTTACATTAGATTATGATATAAAATATCACAATTGGGTACTTGATTGTAACTTTAACGAACATCAAAAGTTTATATCTCAAATTAGTGTTAAATTACCATCCATTGAGAAATTAAATTATAATGCTTGTATTAAAATTGATGATCGTGATTATAACTATTCTAATCCTGGTGTATGGGTACACACCGTACATGATTTAAAAAAACGTAAAGTCTTTACACCATGGAGTGAATATGAAGACGACGAACCGTTAGGAAACGAAAATAATGAATAAAATGGATGACATGATTATGGATAAAATGAAGGAAGAACGACATAGTAAAATTATGAGAAATGCAAATCGAATGATTTGGGTTACATTCCGAAAAGAAGGAATTCATAAATATCCTGCGGCTCTAGATGATCCAAAACTTGCTACTGGTGACAAGTTTGATGTATCATTTTTAGGATTTTTACATCGACATACATTTCATTTTAAAGTAGCAATAGAAGTTTTTCATGATGATAGAGATATAGAATTTATACAATTTAAAAGATGGTTGGAGGAACTATATGAAGGGGAACTAAATGTAGACTATAAATCTTGTGAAATGATGGCTGATGATTTATATGAAAAAATTTCAGCTAGATATCCAAGTAGAGAAGTACACATTGATATATCTGAAGATGGCGAAAACGGTTGCCATGTCCAGTATACAAAAGACTAGAGGACAAAATAATGACTACGAACTTTCCTCCAATTAACGAAATTTTTGACGATTTAGATAAGTTTCGTGATTACTGCCGATTTGAAGGTAAGGTCTTTGATGAGAGAGATCTTTATAATGAAAAATCTAGAGTATGGCGTTCTTATCAAAAATACTTAACTTGGAAAGCAAATAAAAAGCAAAGTAGCCCACGAAAACGAAGATGACAGTTTATATTGTAGACATAGAAGCAGTAGATACACGATACACTAAACAGTGGAAGGAATATCTACCTAACCAATTACAGAAAGCTACTAAAAATGAAGTTATTGTTATTAGTGGAGGTGAAACTCCTCAAACAACAACTCCGGGAGCATTCTTAAACTTTGGTGGCACTAATGTTTATAAAAGTAAACAATTAGAAAAAATAGGAGAAATGTTTTGTAAAGGAAAAGTAAAAACAGGCGATTACTTTTTATATACCGATGCATGGAATCCTACAGTCATACAACTAAAATATATGGCAGAGCTATTAAATGTAAAAATTAAATTAGGTGGACTATGGCATGCAGGCTCTTATGATCCGGCGGACTTTTTAGGTAGATTAATCGGAAATAAACCCTGGTGTAGATATGCAGAAAAATCTATGTTTGAGGTATATGATCATAATTTTTATGCTACAGACTTTCATATTAACATGTTTTCAAATGAATTAAAACAAGGCGATACTGCATTGGATTATTGGATTAATAAACAAAAAGAAAAAAATAAAATAATCCGTTGTGGTTGGCCTTTTGAATATTTAAATAAATCATTAGCTCAATATACTGGTATGAAAAAACGAGATTTAATTTTATTTCCGCATAGAGTTGCTCCTGAAAAACAACCTGAAATATTTAGAGATTTAAAAAATGATTTTCCTAATTATGAATTTATTGTGTGCCAAGATCAATTATTAACAAAAAATGAATATCATAATTTATTAGGTGAGGCTAAAATTATTTTTAGTGCAAATCTACAAGAAACTTTAGGTATTAGTTGGTATGAAGGAGCATTAGTAGATGCATTACCAATGGTACCTAATCGGCTAAGTTATGACGAAATGGGTTTAAATGAATTTAAATATCCTTCAGAATGGACTATAAATTATAATTCTTATCTAAAAAATAAAGAACATATTAAAACAAAAATAACAGACTATATAGAAAATTATGATTCTTATCTTCCATTAATTAAAAAACAAGTTAACAAATTAAAAGAAAACTATTTTAGTGGGCACAAACTATATAAGGTAATAAACAATGAATGATAAAAATTTTACATGGGATGTAACTCCTGCTGAAGCAGAAGATTATAAATTTGAACACGACGGTATTACTATAACAATTAATACAGATGCTAAACCTCGAATGGCTCCGATAACCCACCAATATCAAATAGGCGGTATGTCAACTACAAATAATACTCAAGGTGCTGGTCTTGGACAATACACCTATGACACAAATGGACAAATTAAAGAGTTTGGAAAAGCTAAGGCTGCAGATGATTGGCCTAATGAATCTGTAATAGAAGAAATGATTAAAAAATATCCAGGTCTTAAAATCCAATACGATAAGTTTATGACTGTATATAATTTAGTTAAAGATGACTACACATACGAGGAGCACTATGAAAAAGTTGATGGCTCTATTTAAAAATAGAAAAAGAATAATTTATGATCGTTTTAATAAAGTACCTTATCTAATTCGGTATTATTTATTTTTGCAAGATCGGAAAAGATTTCCTTTCAATTTTACATTACATAAAATTTTAGTTAGCGACATAGATGATTTACATGATCATCCTTGGAACTATGCTACACTAATTTTAAAAGGAGGTTATTGGCAACATACTCCAGAAGGCAAACACTGGTGTGGTCCAGGGCATTTTCGTTACTGTAAAGCATCTGATTTACATAGATTAGAATTATCAAAAATAGATAATAAAGAAATTCCTTGCTGGAGTCTTTTCTTTATGGGAGTGAAGAAACAAGAATGGGGATTTATTAAAAATGGTAAGTGGATTCATAATGAAACTTATTTGAAAGAAAAATATTCATGATGAAAAAACATTATTATAGTTGGCAGGATATAGAAACAATGTGTATTAACATTGTAATTCAAATGGCTAAAGACAAATGGTTACCTAATTATATTGTTGGAATTACTCGCGGAGGAAATATACCAGCTACTATAATAAGCAATATGTTAGCTATTAGATGTGAAACATTAAAAGTTAGCTTTCGTGATGATACTAAAAAATCTGAATCAAATAAAATAATGGCTAATGATTCTTTAAATAAAAATATTTTAATAATTGACGATATTAATGATACCGGTGCTACATTTAATTGGATTAAAGAAGATTGGAATATTACAGGTCAACCAAATCTCCGTTTTGCAGTTTTAACTGAAAATTTGTCTAGCGAATTTGGAGGTGTAAATTACTGGAGTCACGAAGTAAACAAAGCTGACGATAATGTATGGTTAGTGTATCCCTGGGAAAATGTGGGGGGATATCGTGAATAATATTGTAGAATTTAAAAGAAAGACAGAAGTATTTGTTTTAAAATTTAAAACACCTGACGTTATTAAATTTACAAAAGGAGATAAGCATTCTGATATTATGTTAGAAATGGAACAGAATAATGGTACTGCATGGGTACCTGCACCTAATATTAATGAAGCTCGAAAAAGATTACATACAATGATGACTATATTAGAATGGAAGGAATAAAATGACAGAAAAAAAAGAAATACCTTGGACTGATATTTTAATCGATACAAGAAATTATACTGTTTATAAAGACGGATTTCCTGTTACAGAAGGACATGTTCTTTTTGTTCCAAAAAATGATGATTGGAAAAATCTAACAGAATGTTTTGAAGCAGCCTATAAGTGGGGATATGATTGGCTTAAACGAGGATACTGTGATGCTTTTAATATAGGGCAAAACGTAGGAGAGGCAGCTGGCCAAACTGTTATGTACCCTCATATCCATTTAATTCCTCGACGTAATGGTGATATGAGTGATCCGCGTGGAGGTGTTCGACATGTTATTCCTGAAAAGGGAAATTACAAAAGAGATAAGAAAAAAGAAGAAGAAGATAAACAGTGGGCAGAAATGACCGCGCATCAAGAAAGGTTTGATTTTTAATAAGGAGAATATAATGAGAGAAAAACTTTTAGAGGCTTTTAAAAGTCATGCAACTGGAATGATTTCTAAGCATGTAGCTAACGTTGAGGTATTTTTAGCTAGTCCAGTAGGAGTAGCTGAACACCCTGATACAATTGATACTATTGAAAAAGAATTGGAAAATATTGCTCATTGGCATGATATGTTAGAGATGTCAGAAAAATATTTTTAAATTACTTGACAAAAACCTAAATATCATGTATTATAACAATGGAGTAAGACGTCCTCGTCTATAACTCGGAGAATTAAATTTATGCTTACAACTGCGGAAATAATAAAAAAACGATTAAAAGAAGCAAACATTAGATATCATTGTAATGATAACATTTCTGAATTTATTGAAGAAGGTGAATTAGAAATTTTACAATTAGAAGTGGAAGATGCATTTAGTAATGTTTTGAATTCTTTAGTTATTGATACAAATAATGATCATAATACTAAAGAAACAGCAAAACGTGTAGCAAAAATGTTTATTAAAGAAATCTTTAGAGGAAGATATGAACCTTGTCCAAAAGTTACAAGTTTTCCTAATATGGGTTACAAATCACTTTATACTAGCGGACCTATTTCTATTCGTAGCACTTGCGCTCATCACTTTCAAAATATTGTTGGAAGTTGCTGGGTAGGTATTATTCCAGAAGAAGAAGTTATTGGTCTTAGTAAATTTAATAGACTAGCACATCATATTGCAGAACGACCGCAAATACAAGAGGAAATGACTACACAAATTAGTAATGCGCTTATAGAGTACGCTAAAACAGAACATGTTGCTGTTGTTGTAAAAGCAGAACATCATTGTATGACACAACGAGGTGTTAAAGAACACGAAAGTGATATGACTACTGCAATTATGCGAGGAGCATTTGAAACTGATTCTGCATTAAAACAAGAATTTTATAGTGTTTGTTTAAGTATGAAAGGTCATAATTAAATATGAAATTAAGGTATTCAGAAGCATTTTATTCCGTCCAAGGCGAAGGAAAATTTGTAGGAGTACCTAGTGTATTTTTGCGTACTTTTGGTTGCAATTTTCGTTGTATGAACTTTAGCTTACCTCGAGGTACAAAAAAAGATAAACATAATCCCGAAGTAAAAAAATTATTAGATAATGGAGTACATTTAACTACAAAGAACTTTAATGATTTACCTATTATCCATACAGGATGTGATACATATGCAAGCATCTATCCCGAATTTAAAAAATTTATGATGGATAAAACAATAGACGAGGTTGTTGAACATCTTTTATCACTTACACCTGAAGGTAAATGGACAATGCAAAATGGGCAAGACATTCATCTTATCTTTACAGGAGGTGAACCTTTGTTAGGATGGCAAAGGCTTTATATAGAACTATTAGATCATCCTAAAATGAAAGACTTAAAAAATGTTACATTTGAAACAAATACTACCCAAACTCTTAGAAAGGATTTCAAAGAATTTTTATCAACTCAGAACAGATTTAAAATTACTTGGAGTTGTTCCCCAAAACTTAGTATTAGCGGAGAATCTTGGGAAGATGCAATTAACCCTAACTTGGCAGTTGATTATGCTAGTGTTAATGGTAGTGAACTTTATCTTAAGTTTGTTGTCGCTGACAAAGTGGATGTGGACGAAGTTGGAAAAGCTGTTAAAGAATACAAAAACGCTAACTTGGACTGTCCAGTCTATCTTATGCCGCTTGGGGGACGTTCTGAAGAATATAACTTTACCTATCCCGAAGTTGCGAAACTCGCAATGGAAAAAGGATGGCGATTCACACCACGATTACACATCAGTCTCTTCGGAAATGCATGGGGAACTTAAAAATGTTGATAAAGTTGAAACTGCAATGAATCGGCCTATAGATATAGACAAATTACGAGGATCAGGATTATGAAATGGCTAGACAAACTATTAAAAAAAGAAAATTCTAATGAAGAAATAAAAGAACTTTCGAACGAAGAAATTCGTCGAAAAACATTAGAATTAGAAAAACAAGAAGCAACTAAAAATGGAAAACCATGGGTTGCTGTATTAGATACACAAATTAATACTAACGATATTAGAAATGGTTTCTTTGAACTTGATTGGAACAACGAATTTATTGAGCAACTTATTGATGCAGGTTATTCAGGAGAAGCAAACGAAGAAATAGTTGATGCTTGGTTTAGAACTATTGTTATTCAAATGTTAGAAGAAGAAGGACTTGATCCTGATAGAGAAATGGGTTATATTAACGTAACACCTATAGGAAAAGGTAAATCTGAAGTATCGTGATATATAAATTAAAAAGTAAACGTCCAGGAAGTCCATATGCTCCTAGTTGGGACATTAGTTTAGGATCATATCAATGGGAAGACAGTGAAAAGATTAAAACTATAAAAGAATTTTTATTATCTAAAGAAGAAGAAATTCTTAAATTAGAGGTTAATCAAGATGCTGGAACTGGATTAGGTGAAGAATCTGTAACTACACGGTATGGACGTTACAATGTATTTGGGTTAGGGGAAGAATGTCCTGAAATAAACAACTTATTTAAATTTATACAAAAATCTTATCTTGAATTTATTAAAGAAGATGATACAATACTTCTTCCTTTAAAAATAGTTTGTTGGTATAATATTATAAGAAAAGGACAAGAAATTAAAGAACACTCTCACGGAGCAGGTGAGATTATTTACCTAAGTGGAAATGTGCATCTAGATAATTATGACTCTGTAACTAGATATGTTGAGCGCGGAATGGACTGTTGTATGCCGAACATTGCTGGTGGATTAACGATTTTTCCTAGTTACGTTAGTCATAGTGTTGCAGAATGGCAAAACGATTATCCTCGACTAAGTTTAGCATTTGATTTATATATTGATATACAACCATACTATCCTTCTGCAGACGATGACGGACATCCAATAACTTTTATGAACTTTGATATACTTAATCAGTTAGCTGACCCACGCAATTAAAGGAATAACTTTTATGAGCACATATATTTTAGTAGATACTGCTAATACATTTTTTCGAGCTAGACATGTAATCCGCGGTGATCTTGATACAAAAATAGGTATAGCTTTACATATTACCTTAAGTAGTATTAAAAAAGCATGGCAGGATTTTAAAGCAGATCATGTTGTATTTTGTTTAGAAGGGCGAAGTTGGCGGAAAGACCTCTACGAGCCTTACAAAAGAAATAGGCAAGTTACTACTGTTACAGACGAAGATAAAGTATTTTGGGAAATCTTTGATGAATTAAAAGATTTTATAACTACTAAGACAAATTGCACTGTAATGCAACATCCTCAATTAGAAGCAGATGATTTAATAGCAGGATGGACTCAATTACATCCAGAAGATAATCATATAATAATTTCTTCCGATGGAGATTTTACTCAACTTATTGCTCATAATATTAAGCAATATAATGGAGTTAGTAATGTTTTAATAACTCAAGAAGGATATTTTGATGATAAAAAGGGTAATTCAATAATAGATAAAAAAACAGGAAAAAGCAAACCTGCACCCGATCCTGAATGGTTATTATTTGAAAAATGTATGCGTGGAGATACTAGCGATAATGTGTTTAGTGCATATCCTGGAGTACGTAAAAAAGGCACAAAAAATAAAGTAGGATTAATAGAAGCATTTGAAGATAAAAAAACTAAAGGATTTAATTGGAATAATATGATGCTTCAACGTTGGATCGACCACGACGGAAAAGAACATAGAGTATTAGATGATTATAATCGAAATGTAATACTATGTGATTTAACAGCACAACCTGATGATATTAGAAAAATAATTGACGATACAATTAAAGAACATAAAAAAGCTAAAAATATCTCAAATGTAGGTATACGTCTTATGAAATTCTGTGCTAAATGGGACATGCAAAGAATTTCCGATCAAGTATCATTTTATGCAGAACCTCTTAACGCAAGGTATCCCCAATGACAGTAAAAGCAAAAGAAATCTTAAACGGAAAATTCTGGATTGTAGAAAAAAAGGGTAATAATATAGGTACTTTATCATTTAATGATGATCGATTTATGTTAAATAATGCTTCAGGAACTTGTTTTTTTGCAAATGAAAACCAATTAAAGGAAAGGCTTGGAGAAGAAATATTCTGGCAAAAATTAAATATTACAGAAATTTTACCTCCTAAAAAAGATGTTTACAATTATCCTACTAGTTGTATACCATTTAATCCTGTATATGATGTTAAACGTAAATTACCAATGTTTAGTAAATCAAAAAAATCAAAAAGTCTTTATTGTGCAGGTTATTTTATAATACGATTTAATAAAGGTTGGGTTAAATCATTTTGCCCTAAACTAATTACTATAGAACGTTATGAAAATAAAGGACCTTTTCGTACTGAAATAGAAATGAGACAGGAACTATCAAATGCCAACAAAAAATGAACCTTTAAATACTAGTTCAATTCAAAACTTTATTCAATTAGTAAAATCTGCTGATGCTTCTAATTCAAAAGAAATCCGAATGCCTATATCTCAAGCAAAAAATCTTGCATTTACATTAGGTATAACAATGGCACGTTTAGAAGGTGATTTAGAAAAACTTGTTAAAGAAGACCAGTCAGGTGCTAATGAAATAATAGAAATAAACATGGATGCAGGTAACAAATGGTGAATTAACTACCCACTTAATTAGTCAACTTCTATAAAAAGATAAATATATATGAAGTTAATTAATTAAGGATTGAGTTATGAGCAGGCCTAAACCTAATGTTCTATTAGAACATGTAGATAAAAAAAGTTATAAGAGTGAACAAATTTTAGAAGCAGAAGCTATCTGGGCTGTGTTTTATAATGGATCTCCATTTAATTTAAAAACATCCAATATACTTACAAGTTATCCTGGTCCCAAATATAAAAAAGTAAGTTTCAGTAATCCCGGGCATGCTATAAATTTAGCAAAAAAATTAAATGAAACTTTTGATTGTAATGATTTTACTGTAGTTAAATTATTAAGTGGTGAAGTTGTGAAAGAGTGATGAATTGGAAAGAAACATATACTAAAATCTTCCTTCAACAATCCCAAAAATCAATAAACAAATCCACTTTAAAAGAATATACTCGTAAGTGGTGGAAAAATACTCGAAAAGAGGGTGGTTTAAGGCTTACAGAAGATGGATTTCAATTTATAACTGAAGAACTACAGTTACAAACTTATAGCATACCTTATCCAAAAGACTTTGAATTTACAACCCAAGTCATAATTTGGATGGATAATTTTATTAATTGTCCATACCACTTAGATCACAAAAAAATAATAGTAACTAACGAAAAAAAAGCTCTCGAATTACACCTTTTTTCAGGTGATATAAAAAAATACGGAATAAGCAAAGCTCTTAGCCGCCAAAAAAATTCCTAAATTTTGGCAAAAAATCTCTTGACTTTTACGCTAGAGATGTTATTATATAAGAACAGTAAGGCACTGACTGTTAATTAAAAAGGAATACATTATGGCTGAGAATGACATCATTACTAGGACAGTAAGTCCTAATAAGGCTAAAAAAAGTATTAATCATGCAATGCTTAAAAGGCGCCCGATTTTCTTATGGGGTCCTCCAGGCATTGGAAAATCGGATATTGTACGCCAAATTACAGATGATTTGGAAAAATCATTATTAATCGATATTCGATTAAGTCTTTGGGAGCCCACCGATATTAAAGGCATTCCGTATTTTGATAGCAATACAGGCACAATGGTTTGGGCACCTCCTGGAGAACTTCCTTCCGAAGAATTAGCTAAAAAATACAAGAATATTGTATTACTTTTAGACGAGATGAACTCTGCGGCGCCTGCTGTACAAGCGGCAGCATATCAACTTATTCTTAATCGTCGAGTTGGTACATATAAATTACCTGACAATGTTATGATCGTTGCGGCAGGTAATCGAGAAGCAGACAAAGGTGTTACATATCGTATGCCGGCTCCATTAGCTAATCGTTTTGTACACTTAGAAATGGCTGTCGACTTTGATGATTGGTTTCAATGGGCAGTAAATAATGATATCCACCAAGATGTAGTAGGATATCTTACTTTTGCTAAAAAAGATTTATACGATTTCGATCCTAAATCACCTAGCAGGTCATTTGCAACACCTCGTTCTTGGTCGTTTGTAAGCGAATTACTTGAAGATGATTTGGACGAAAATACCACTACCGATTTGGTTAGTGGCGCAGTAGGCGAAGGTCTTGCTGTGAAATTCACGGCTCACCGTAAAGTGGCGGCTAGCATGCCTAACCCAACTCATATTTTGGAAGGCAAAGTTAACGAGCTTAAGACTAAAGAAATCAGTGCCATGTATTCCTTAACAGTCTCGCTCTGTTACGAGCTAAAGGAGGCTTGTGATAAGAGTGATAAGAAGTTTGACGAAAAAGTTAATAACTTCTTAAGGTTCGCAATGGATAATTTTGATACTGAATTAGTTGTTATGGGCATTAAACTTGCTCTTACCCAATATGGGTTACCAATTGATCCAGACGAAATTGCATGCTTTGATGAGTTCCATGAGCGTTATGGTAGGTATATTACTGCCGCCCAGAAGGCTTAAGGTGAGATGAGTTTGGCCGTTCTCAACAAAAACGGCCGTTTTTTTCTTGACATTTGCTGTAAAAAGTGGTATAATATATATATACTAAGGCATAAGGGATAAGGCACAATGAGCGTAGAAGGCAAAAAAAACTGGGCTCCTAATCCAGACATTACTGCTAAAGAATTAAAGGCAATGCGTGTCGAGGTTTTGGATAATATCATAGTTGCACGAGTTGGATTACTACTTCGTCATCCATTTTTTGGTAATATGGCAACTCGGCTACGCATCAAATCTGCAGATGATTGGTGCCCTACTGCCGCAGTTGACGGGCGAAATCTTTATTACAATACTCAATTCTTTCATGCAATGTCTAACAAAGAAATTGAATTTGTAATTGCTCATGA